CAGAGATATGAATAAGGTTAGACTCGTTTAGGTTGCAGGCGGCTAGAACCTCGCCAGTGCTTATGCTCCTTATAACGAACGCCGTGTCGTCCCTACCAGACGCATTGGAGCTATCCACCCCCATTACTGTAGATCGTCTCATAGCCGCCTCTATTTCCTCTTCCTTGATATACCAGCGTACCACGTAGCCATGTGTCTTATGTATGGTTACGTGAAGTGGCTCTTTCTTCGACGCTGACAGTACCTCCAGTATACTCACCGGTAATGGGTGGGATGCGGTACCGGACGTCCACTTATTCCCAAAGTCTCTATCAGCATCACTACCAACGGCACGCGACTCACGAATCGCTCTCGCTAACCACTCGTCTGTGTAGCCGAGTTGTCTGTGTGAGAAAGTGCAGTTTACGGTTGCGTCATCGTTCTTGGATGCGGAACGCACCGCCTTTAATAACGCTTCTTCGTCCACGCAGTCATAGAACTGCTCAGTATGAGACGCCGCTTGATCTAATAGGGAGTGGGCGTACGCGCCATCAGGGTCATCGAGCTTACCCGCGGTAGTCATGTATATAGAACCGTATGGTTCGCCATTTCTACGTGCTATATCCCGCACCGCTACCCCGCCTGCCAAGGCAACCGGTAAGCTTATGCCTATATTAGCGATGAAAGCAAGCTCGTCTATTAAGAAGATCGTGGTTGTTAGACCACGACCAACGTTAGCAGCCAGTTTCGGAGATCTATTAGGTACATGTCCGATGAACCTGTTACCAAGGCTACCGATGCTAAGTTCCTCGGTATTTGATTTGTCTTTGGAGGTTCTCTGTCTCATCCATGTTGGTAGTGTTAACTCGACCTCCCTTACCCTCCCAACGGTGCTGGCACGTAGGGTATCGTCCTTAGTCAGCAACGCTATTTCTGTCTTTAGACATCGTATGTTCATTAACCAGGTGACCATACAGGTAGATGCAAACGTCTTACCTGTCTGACGTGGTTGCACCACTATAGGCGTTATGTGGTTAAGGAAGTACCATGAAACCGCTATGAGGCTTCTATTAGCTGTGATGTATTCGTCATCCCCACCAGCCTGCCCCGGTGCCCGAAGAACCTCCCTTAAAGCGTACCAGTAGTTAACCTTAGCCTCGTACGCTACCATCGCCTTCTGCTCGGTAGTGAGGAACGGGTCGTGCGGGTCTACCCCGATAAGCTCAGGGTTGTTCAGGGATAAGAGGAAAGCATAATTTTTTATACCCATAGACTTATATAATAGGGCGAGCCTAACGAACGAACGGTTCTTTGTTCCCCAGTCAATAGAAGCGGTGGGACATGATTCTATGTCTTTCTGAAATAAGTACTTACTCATACTTTATTCCTTTTAAAGTTCGTTACCATACTTTGCCCTTAAGAACATATACATAATGACCGCGTTCCTTACGGCGGAGATCTGGTTGCTACTATGTGAGTTAACCGCCCCCATGATAACCATATCGCCCCTATCCCTGAGTTCTAAGGTGTTCTGGTCGGTGGTTCTGGATGAGGATAACCCACCCTTCAGTAACTTTATCTCTGTTAGCGGCGAGAAGGAGTTAGTAGTTTCATCATTGTTTAATGTCCTTGACAGAAAGTTAAAGGAGAAGGTGATAGCGGTTCTAGCTAACCACATGATATCCACATTGCTTTCGGTGTACGCGTTTTCTGTTATCCACTCGAGCACATCTCTAAGCTCTTGACTACTGACCGTGGGGGTCTGTGAGATAGCGATGTGTAAAAGTTTCTCGCGTATCAGCTCAGACTTATTACCCACTATGCTCTCCATGTAGTCAGCATAGAACCCGACCCCATTTAGCTTTACCTTAATAACCTCTTCCCCACTCATGTCAGTGCCAGTTAACGATGTCTGTTTGGTTACGTCCTTCTCCTTATGCGCTAACATCATCTCGCTGTATATGCTCTTCAGCGTGTCCTTCACCCGGTTGTGGGTATCCACAACCCAGTCAACCACATCCTGAGTATCAGCGAACACCAACATAGTATCTATATGTGGGTACTCTTTCTCTAGCACCTTCTGACCACGGTAGTCGAAGTACGCCTTCCAACTGCCTAATTCCTTAAGTATGTACCTTTTGCTTAATCTATCATATGTTCTCTGCGCCAAAGGTATGGGTACAAGGTACTTGTAGTCGCGTATACAGAGAGCACAGCAAGAGCGCATAGAACTTATTACTATGCAGTCGGAGACAGCCTTGAACCTCACAGAGTCCTTAATGGACGACTTCTCCGTATAGAAGCGATGAGCAGCGTAAACCATAACAAAGTTGAATAAATCACCCGCTATCTTCCTCTCTTCAACTACCCCTTCCACCACAAGGAACTCTTTGGTGAGTGCCTTTACGTCAATTTTAAAGACCTTCTCGTAGAGGTGGTTAAACTCGGTAGAAGTGAATCTAACTCTCTGCACCCCAGTTAAAACCCCTCCAAAGAACACCATATGGTCTTGGTTCTTATTTTGAAACCCAACCACGAAACTATATAATTCCTTAGCTAGCTTAACATCCCACTTCACCTTCTCGAACGCTTTGTCAAAGACAACTTTTAACGTATTATCCACGGTATTACTCCTTATCCTAAAACATCAATGTAGTGGGCGCGGCTACCCACACTTATGATTATTAGCAACCAACAAGATAATTTCAACACCATACACTGAGCATAGCTATGCCCTGCTATAAAAAACCCAGACTACAGTTATAGTGAGGAATAGTATACATTTTATAAACAGACAGAAGGACGGTAAAGAACATGAGCGAAAATAAAGTATGCATTTATGGGTTCGGTGGGCTGGGGTGCGGCACTGTTAAGAGCGTAGAGTCCGCCGCTAAGTCGCTGGTTGAGAAACCAGCCTTCGCATACGCCGACACTGTTGCGGCAACATTCAAGCAGTATGAAACGGACCCATCTCGCTCGTATCTAATGGGCGATGGCGATGGTAAAAGTGGTGGCGGGAAAAGCTGGACAGAAACGTTCCCAGCAATACGCGAAGAGTTTGCCAACGGTGGGTTCTTTGTTAAGCATCCGCTGTCGGAGCGTATGAACATTTTCGTAGGCAGCAGTGGTGGTGGCGTCTCTGGCGCAGCATTGCAGGCTGCCGCCGAGAAATGTTTATCAGAGAAAGTGCCGTTCGTCCTGGTGGTTGGTGTATCTTCAGGGTTATCTTATGTGGACGCCGAAAACGCGTTTAAGTTCTTAGGTAACTTGGATTACTTTGGCGGCGTTGCAGAGGCTACCGTCCCTGCCTTAATCGTAGTCAGTAGTGCAAAAGGGCAGTATGACCCTACTGTACCGAAACGGATGTGCGAAAGCATGGTGCGAATCGCTGACATGGTTAGTGGGCAATCGTATGGCATCGACAACAAAGACCTAGCACGTTTCATGAATCGCACATGGGCGGACGGAAACACTGGCGAGGGTCTGATGTGTTTGTCAGCGGAAGACCCAGGCGTCACACCGGTGGACGGCTTAATGCGGTTAGTTCCTGCGGACGGGTCTTTAGAGGCTGAGGCAGGACCACGTAATTGGTACAAGGAGTACCATGTCGACGGAATCACCCCTATCTCAATGAGCATCTCGCGTCAGCCTATCGAAGCCCTGTTCAAGGAGATCAGCGAACAGATGGAGGTCTTAAAAAGGGAAAAGGTAGCACCTAAGTCTAAGTCCCTGTCAAATGGGTTTAAGATATAAAGTAGTGTAGGTCAAAAGACCCCCTCAGCACTGCTGAGGGGGTCTTTTATATGAAGAGGGTAAAAAATGAGATCTTCTGACTTTTTAGTACCTAGAAGAGAGTTCAATGCACCGCTCGAGCGGTGCATAAGTGGCGAGTTACTCGCGGCGGTTAAGGCGGCAGCAGTAGTCGGTGTGTGGGACACTATAAGCGGTCAACTGTATATAGAGGAAGGTGAAGAGATAGAGCTGGTGACCCCTGGAGAGAGCAGAAGAACCGCCACGCTTGGCTATGACGTGTTAAAGGATGCTGAAGATGAGCTAGTGGCGAATCTAAGCGGCTCGGTTGTGATTCCAATAAAGGAGATACTAGCGGAGCATAGATACACGTATCGCCCCCCTATTAACCTATTATGTCGGAAGTCTCTGGTAGTCACTGTGGCTAACATGCTGAGAGTCCAGGGGGTTTACTGTATTGGGGGTGGGTCGCTTACCATATACACCGCTAATGATAGGTTCTTTTCCGAGAAGTATCATGCTTTAGAAGATAGTTGTCTTCACTTAGCGGATATGGTAGAAGAGTGGATGGATGGGTCTCCGGGGGTTCACCGGAGCGACATACGAAGTTGCCTCTTCAAGCTTACCGTCAGTAAACGGTACTCTGCGATGAAATTAGAGCAGCTAGGAAACGGAGACACATATCGGAGACTTTTAGATGAAGAACGGGAGAGGTATGACCAACGGTCAGAGTACAATGATATACACGAAGGATTTAGAGCTAACCATCATCGAAATATTGGTCGGGGTCTACCGTGAAGTTGGGTGCGGTGATACAGACGTGAGGAGCATAGCTAACCGTATATTAGTCGGCGCTCTGACAATAAATGGATACAATACCCCTTTAGCGACGCCACAAAACTTTGTCGATTTGATTAACGAAGTACTCGTACCCCCCTCCCTAGTAACTGCTGCTTCTATTCAAGAAGCCTATTGGAGAATAGCGTACGAAGTGGGCGTGTATGTTAACCATTTTTTGCAGGAGTTAACACATGGCTACATACACGTACAGAAGTGCGGCGGGGGAGTCATGTTAAGTAAGGAATGACAGCCGGATGGAGGCTCATATGAAAAATATACGGATGATCAGGGGTAAAGGTGTCGTAACAAGCAAGTACGTAAGAGAGCTACTAATCTCATTACAACCATTTTTCGATAATAAGGGGTTTATACCATACATTATCGAAGAGGTTGGTATGGAGAAGCTCATTGACTGGGTGGTAGAGATGGCTCTTTTTAGATTAGCCGATAGGGACTTCACCATAGATGATGAATTTATGAGTGCGATGGTGTCTTCTATTAGCGTCTACGTTATAGCAACTGGTGTGGATGAAGAGACGTCTAAAAACGATCTATTTAATAGTATGCTAGAAGGGATTGCTGGTGAGTGGTTAGATAGGGCTGTCAACCAGTTGGTGGCAGAGATGGTAAACTGTGATAGGGCTGGTCTAGTAGTGTTAGAGCTAAAGAGGTGGGACTCTCGCGGCAAGTACTACTGGGACTGGGTAAGGTTGATGGGTAACCTGTTTGTATTAGAGAGGATTAATGAAGATGGATAGTAGGCCTTATTTTGTGAGGGTTCCGCCATCGGCGTACTTACCCTCTTTACCAAGGACCATAGTAGAAGTGATTATGGGGGGGCTTCACACACCCTTCAAGCCGTTCAATGGCCATTTGAATAATAGGTTAATGGATATGATAGTAACAGGGTTCAATGAGGTGCTTGTTGAACTTGTGTTACTAGACGTAGTATCTGCTTTGTTGTCTGACGATGACGTGGTAGAAAATCTCTCGGATTCCATAAATGGAATCTACGAAACTGTCATTTACGCAATAGAGGAGGATGAGGAACTACGCTCGATTGTGGGCGAAGATGATGAGGACGGAACACCATTAGCAGCGCTTATCTGCGATGAGTTAATGAGCCGAATAGTGACTAGATTAGATAAGGTCAGCACCTCAATAGCTGATGAGTTGAGGCGTTACCCGTCTTGTGTTTCTTCGTTGAATGTTGTCATCTCACCAGAAGATGCCAACGATGGCGTGATGGTCACACTCGGCGTGTTCGGAAATTCTATCGCGGTTAGAAAGCACCGCTATTAATTAGTGAGGAAAAGATATGAGTATTAATCCAGCATTGCTATTAGGTAAGAAGGTGAATATAGTCACCAAAGCACCTAATACCTTAGGCGCGGTTCACCTAGGTGTAACCGTTGTTAACAGCGGTATGCTATACCAGACCGCTAAGCGCATGTTCCCAGTAGACGCGATAAGGTCGCATATTATCACAGAGGGGGTCGGCACAATCGCTGAGGCGGAAAAGGACGTTTACTTCATAATACAGTCAGGTGAATTACAGCAGGTACTTGCGTTGAGTTGGGTAGAATCATGTACCGCCCCAGAGATAGTTACAGTAAACATGGAATTCACTGCGAGGTCGGTTGCTGAAGCCGCCGCGATCGTATCCGCAGTTGAAGGTATGGGCGGAAAGGTGGTGCGTTATGAATTCGCATAGCGCCGAGTTATGGGACTTAGGGGATATGGTTTACCCTATGACCCCCACCCGAACTATATCTTTGGGGAAGACTGTTACCGTGGAGATTGGCGTTGGGAACGGCAACCCGTTTAGGTGCGTTGCCACATTTACCGACCCCTCAGGGGGCGGTGAGGGGCTCATTGACGTGATTCGTAACGGGGTTATGTTTCCCACCGTTGAAGCAGTAAGTGAGGGGAGACTCCCACATTCTTCTTACAGAGTCCCTATAGGTGGTTACAACTACGCCATTGTGCTAATCCCAAAAAGGGACTCCTACGTTTGGTTAAAAGGGGCCCTTTATGTATTCTATGCCAATGTACCGGTGGTGTTCTTTCCACCAGACGTGATCTTAACAATTCATTAATACGGAAGAGTATATGTGTAAGATGTTCGGGTATCAATGTGAGATACATTTCACAGGCGAATGTATAGACATAAATAAAAAGGTTGAAGCCCGCGCCGATGAGGTTATGCGGATGTTGCTGTCGGTTCGTGGGGGTGCTGAATTAGAACTTAGAGATTTTACTAGGTTTGAAGCAAACGAGACTGGGGTATTATATAGCTTCTGGTGTGTGTGTCCTCCGCACAAATGGTTAAGAGAGGTTGTCAGTGCTGGCGTTGGTGTTAAAGCGTATTGTGCCTGCCGCATTGGTTTTACTGTCTTTAGAAGCCCAGTTTAATACCAATAAGTCATCGAAGAGTGGCGAACTAATAAGTGGTGGTACTTCCGTACCACCACTTATTCTTTTTTACTGCTCAACGGATAAAAAACGTCTACTGTGCATATGGTGAATAAAAACTTGGAGAAAGTCATGGATGTAGTGAAGTTTACGCTTCCAGGAGAGTCGTACGAAAGAGACATCTCGGTTCATACACAGTATGTAGAACAAGCCGCAGTCGCGTTATCAAAAAGGTTCTCCATATCTATGGAAGAGGCTCGTGCCTATGTGGTGGATAAGGTAAGAGATATAAAAGAGCCGGTATCTCTAAAGGTGCGGGTTAGAGATATTGATACCGAGGACACGGAAGAGGTAACGATGGGAGTTAAGGAGTACCTATCCTTAGCCGTAAAAGATAGATCTCCTATGGCACCATCTGGAACTCAGTATTTCAATAGGAGGAAGAAAGAGTCTATGATTGCGGGACTTATAACAAAGAGAGCAATAGAGAGAAACGAAGTTAAAAAGAAAGCTCGTAGACAGCTAGCGATTGGCGATAAGCTAGGCGCTGAAAGAAGCACCGCTGAGCAAGGGGCGCTGAAGGACAAAAATAACCTTCTGACTGGTCTATATAATGTTAAGAAGGGGATATTCACTAATCCGTCTGGGCACTCTACGTGCACATCTGTGACAAGGGCTACGACTGCCATTGGTAATAGTCATAATGAACAGATGGTTGGCGGTAACCGTTTGTATTTCACCCTAGATGTGGTGGTTAACCACATAGTCTACATCTCTCACTTAGTGCGGCAAGACGGGTTTGGCGCTAAGATAATGGAGATGGTGGAAAAGTACGGCCTGAAGATACCAACCGACAATGATGTTCACGACCTAATAATACGCTCTACGTCACTCTACTTCAAGACCGGGGTTGCCGTAAATCGTTTCCTGTTACCGTATATAGAGGAAATGACCCCTGTAGAGCGCTGTGCCTTCGTGTACGCTGGCGACCAGTATCACCTCCTTACCCTCAACCCCTCTCTTTACAAAGGGCTTATAGGGGGGATTATAGCCCCTGTCACGGCATCTATCAGAGGTGACGATCTAGAGATGGTAAGGGGGTGTAACAATGAGCTTCTTACCTTAGCCATCAAGCTTAACGTGAACGATATGATATATTCGCCGCCATCTTACGACCCAGTTAAGACACCACCTCTTCCCTCCGTATACAGCGAGCCAGATATGTGGGACGTTCTACTGGTTAGAAACCCCCAGGGCTTGGCTAACGTCTTAGCAACTTACGAGAACATAGTGAGGGTAACTTCTGAGTATCGGGATTTTCTGAATGTCTTCTACACAAACAAAGCAAACTTACCTATGACGGCATATGGTAGCGAGATGATACGGGTGAGTGGTATGATGGGGGATACAGACTCCACCGTAACGACAGGTAATTTATGGAGGGAAAGGGAGGTCAACAACGGAAGCAGTATGGAGGTAGGGAGGAGAGCCGCTGTGACCGTACTATATATCTCTTCTCTTAGCATGGCGCACCAGCTTGCTTGCATATCGGGGCATATGGGGGTTGAACCAGATAAGATGTTCGACATCACAATGAAGTCGGAGTACTACTGGGGCGCTTTTGCGCTTACTTCAGGTGCTAAGACCTATGGGGCTACCACCATAGAGAAAGAAGGTAGTGTGTATGAACGTCCTTTACTTGAGATAAAGGGGGCTCTGCTAAAGAGTTCTAATAACCCCGAACGGGTTAGAATAGCTACAATGGACCTGGTAACAGATATGCTCAGAGCTGCTAAGGAGGGTAAGAATATACAGATGAGGACCATATTAAAGAGGGTTGCTGATGTAGAGAGGCTGATAATCTCTTCTCTAAATAGTGGAGACCCTGAATTCTATAGAACCCTCAATATCAAAGGTGGTTACAAACTATCTGACGATAAGTCTAATATGCGGTATTATACCTTCTGGATGGCTGCGTTTAGCGAGACCTATGCAAATATGCCTTCAGTACCTTACACCGCGTATAAGATAAAGACCTCATTAGTAAATAGTACCGAGTTAGATCATTGGCTAGAAAACATGCAAGATAGGGTTGTGGCTAGGAACATAAAGGGTTGGCTCGACAAGTCGTGTAGAAAAGACATGAAGACTATCTACGCACCAATACAGCATGTAGTAGATCATGGTATACCACCAGAGATACTATCCGTTATGGATTACACTTCCATAGTAGTTGACCTGATGAAGTCTTTATATGTATCTTTGGAGATGCTAAACTACTTCATACCACCGAAAACCCTTCTTTCAGACTTGGGTTATTAGCTCAACGCGCAAAGCAAGGTACGTGCCATCTGGCACGTACCTTGCTTGCTACTTACCTCTTTCTTTTATATCCAAGAGCATCACATCCAATAGGTTGTGAACATTCTTGTAAACACGCATACCCTTTACCGCCCCATCCCCGAGAAGATAGATGTTTCTGGTATCTAAGCCCTCAGCCACAATCTCCTTTTCCAGAGTCTTCTTAAAATCCTTCTCGCCCATAACAATTAGCTCATCGGGTAGGGCGCTCTTAATAAGCTCCATATAAGAGTCCGGTTTAACGTCTGACACGGAGGCGCTAAAGGTAGGGTACATCTTATTAAGTGCGTCAGTGAAGATAGAAGATAGTGAATCCCCTACCTTTATTTTAATAGTTGGGCTACCCTTTCCCTTCTCTTTATCTTCGGGTTTTTTAAACAGTGTGGTGGCTTTGCTATCGTCGGCAGGTTCATTTCCATTATCAGCCACATCGTTGGTCGGTAGAACTTCTACCTCTTCCTGATCGTCGTATATTCGGTAATTCATTCACTCACCCCTAGGTGTTCCGGTTGTCTTAGGTATCTCGTCGCGATTGAGGTCACCGCTTTTGACGTATGCTCTATTGAGCGCGGCGCACGCGGAGTGCTTTTCTATTGTGTGTTGAGGTTGCTGACTATCGGTATTTACCCAATTCCTGTACCGAAGGGTTGGCTGGTTAGGCGCAACACGTACGTACTTAACCATAGCAGTAGGTCTTCTTCGTATCATACACAATACTAATAGAAGTAATACCATAGTATCAACCCATGAAACCTCACCCATTATTACTTACCTTTTTTAGCTGCGTTAAATTCATATTAAAGAGACCATGTTACTTGCTGTCTGATAAACATATCATGCGTCTTCAGGTCGTTCATGAATAGGATTTTCTGACCCTTCTCCAACATGTATAACTGATACTCAGCTTCAGCGCCTTCGTATTGCTCCACCACCCGCTTAATGGTCTCTAGAGAAGACCCGTATTTCAGGTATGCTTCGTCTAAGTCAACGACTAGCTTATTGTATATATAAGCTTTTACGGCTAACTCGACCATCTTGCTGATGGCTAGATACGACCTTGGTGAAATATTAGCTAGGTTCTCGTCGTTAGTCACCATGCACCTGATGAACGAAATCTGCCGCACCATCTGTACATCGTTGATGATGACGGTATTCTCGCCAACCAGCTCCGTCAGCACATTCGCTACTATCGGTATATCGGTGTGAGACGCGTCCAATCGTTGAAGGGCGCTAGCCACCTCATTCGTCCTAGGGGAAGCCGTACTCATAGAGCTAGCGCCACCATAATATATCGCGTCAAGCACCGAGACAATAGACCCACCCGCCGTGAGCGCGTGGGGTATCTCATAAAGGGTAGTGAATCTGTCTATTTGCCTAGGGTATAATCCCGTGACATTTATCATCATCTCACGACCACCTATGATATTGCATGTTAACAAAACCCTAGGGCGAACCACAGCCGCCATGATTCTGGAATCTAGGCTATGTTGCTGCTGACCGCTGAGTGACGGGAAGGCTATCTCAAGCACTTCCCTGGGTACTCTGAATTTCAATTCCGATAATGCTGTTTGTACCGCATTCATGCTCTTAAACTCCGTATTGATTCAGCCACTACTCTGGCTTTTCCATAATTAACCGAGTTTTGCCCGCTCGGTGGCGTGCCCTGCCTCAGATATCTATCCGCGTCTATGTGTAGTGCCGATAGGTCTGAAGTAGAGCATTTTAGTGCTAATGGGTATAGCTTAGCTAGCTTCAACCACAACCCATTATATATCACGAAGGATACCCATCTGTTGTGTGTGGTGTAGTAGGTAGGTATTCGGTAAATGCTCTCTATCGGTCGGTTCGACTCCAGTGGCACTAACCCGTCTAACAGATTTTGAACAGGTACACTAGCCTTAATAATCGCCTTATGATAAGCCTTGAAATAATTTACTAGATTTACATTGTTGTCAACCGAGCGAGTGTTGGTGTAGTAACCTGGTTTTAACTTACCTCTTGCTGCCTCAATAAGCATGTTAACCGCTGACAAGGATGAGTAACTTGTACGCAGGGCGGGGGTCATGTACCTTACGAAGTATTCCCTTATGATTGCTCTTGTAAACGCCCCCCGTCGCCTTTGCCCGCTATACCTAGCGTACTCCCTAATGCATATCATCAGCCTAATCATATCCACCCCAAAGATAGCAGAGTCTCTGTCGTCATCTTTCTTTAATAGAGTTGGTGAGACGTAATGAAGTCGCGTTTGCCCGTGTTTAAGATAGCGCACTGGCGCATAGCTATCCCAATCTTCGGATACCTTTGTCAGGTATTCTGGAAACTCCACCGAGACATATAACTCGCTACCACCACTATGGATTTCACCATGCTTTAACGAACCTGGACTACTCTCGCTAGTGACGCCAGAAGCCCAGCAAATCTCAGCCCTTAGCTTATCCGTCTTGGCTATTACAAGGTCTGTAGAGTCCTCTGAAGTCACGCCTAGAGTCTCTGCGATTCTAAGCAATGTAACGTACTTTGTGTTGCCAGTTATAGATTTAATCAACCATTCGTTATGGATTATAATGTCGCTTCTAAATGTCTCTAGATAGGGCGGTGGTAGGGGCGTACCTGTTAGTACCACCTTTTGAGCAATCGGTCTATCAAAAACAGCCATATTTAGTATTTCTCCTCTTCCGAGACCTCGAAAACCAGTACCCTAAAAAAATAAGCATACACACACTTACTGTAGCGTAGTTACTTTCGGCGCTACAAAAAAAACCGTAACAGTAACTAACGTGAACGTCAATTGATTCAACAGCACACCCATAGGATAATACGATGACAAAATCAACCCAAGGCTTCGGTGGATTCTCCTTTAGTCCAGTTACGGATTCCGTAACGCCGGAGCGTGTCGCCCCACCACAACCACAAGTTCAAACTCAAACACAGGACCCACCAGCAATGCCACAATCCCCCCGCCCCGCCCCAGTTTTGGCGGAACTATTGAAGACACATGGCAGTGGTACTACTGCCAACATCCGCCGTGCTCAACCACTGGGTTGCACCGGAGCAGGCGGCGACGCCGCCGTGGCAATTCAAATCGCAAAGAGGTTTGAGGAGCTAAAGAACTCAACGGGAGAATCCGCTAGCCTTTACAAAACGGGAGTCTTTCTCCCTGAGAAGTTCGGCGCGGTCAAGGCAATCTGGATTGCGCTGCGCGGGGATGACGGTGTAGTGCTGTTCTATACTGCCGCTCTCCCTTCCCCTGAGCAGCGGAATCGCCGCATGGTACTTAACAACGGGCGTGACGCAGTACCGCAAAGCGTGGCCTCCATGACAGGCGGAGACTCGAACTGGGTGCACTCTATCAAGGGCGCAATCCATAAGAGCTACGAGCGTGAAGGTGGCGTTGAAGATCTGGAACACGTCGGTGGGGTTACTTTACCCCCAATCCCAGCAAGCCAGCAGGATGCCGACGCGCTGCTGAATTCGTTCTTGGATGACGCTACCCAGTGTCTATTCACAACTCTTGTCAACCGCGCGGGCGTTAATACTGGTAGCCAGGTGGCTGCGCTTCTGACCAGCAGCGCGGTGTCGGCGACACCACGCATGATTCAGTCGCCAATCATTCAGTATGATGGCGATATCGTGCAGGCAACTGTCGCTGTTGACTTAACACTGCCGATTGAGGGCGAGGTAACTCCGTGGGCAACCATTTTTGGCTACTTCGACTTCCAAACAGTCGAACCCACCAACCTCGGAGGTCCAGGGGTCGCTCCGACTAAGGACTGTTCACAGGCTATCTTCGTGGTGACTGCGATAAGTAGTCAGTATGGGTATCATCCCGGTTGGATGACGATGGCGGCAACGTCGTTGATGGGCTTCGAGCGCGGCGCGGCGTGGATGTCTTACGCATTCGCCAGCAAGGATGCGGCGCGACTGGAGTTGACAGAGATGGCGCTGCGTGCCGGAGAAGATTCCATTGTCTTCACTGGTGATGAGAGTCAGGTAGAACGTGTACAATTCATGAGTACGTTCTGTCGCGATAGCATCTCGGTAGAGGTGTCCATTAAGAAAGATGGAGCCTACGGGTGGGTTCTTCGCTCGTTGATGACTGATGGGGGCGCTGGTAGCTCACCACTTAACCTCGAAGAGATGGACAGCGTGATAAACGAGGTCGCGCCCTCAAATACGCGTTATCCGCCTATCTTGCTACAGCGTAGCGTTGGTAAAGCACGTATGTATGGTGCTGGTAGCGAGGGGCGTGGTATGCTCCCAATCGAGCCAATGCTCACAGAGGCAAACATCAGAGCTTGTCTCCCGGCAGTAAATGATGGCACGAACCTCTATACTGAGTTCTCGAAGCCTAGCCCATCGGTATCTGCGGTGTCAGCCCTAGTCGCGTCGCTGAGCGCAATATACACGAACGTGTCGTTCACCGGTCCGACACTGCGGCTGCCAATGAACCCAGCGTTCATGGAAGTCTTATCGGGCGCGTCAGCCGCTTGCGGTCTGAGTATCAACTTCTCAGGGCCGATGAACATCCAGCCGCGCATGTCGGGGAACTTTGTGGTGCGTACAGCGCACCGTTACGCAAGCTCCACCATCAACCAAGGTGGTCAGTCCTCAGGAGGTGCTTCTTACCAATGGTAAGTTGCTAGTAGTAATAGTGTCAATGCCCCCGATAACGGGGGCATTTTTTTCTGTTAAAAGGGTTGGAGAGAATAATGGTTATCAAAGGGACGTGCATATTAGTGCCGTTAGATCAAGACGAATTGTTCGAGAAAACAAGGTTGCAGCATAATGTCGTGGTGCTTAACGACGTCGACGTGAGCCAGCAGGCGGAAAGGGATAGGCTGCAAACCATGTTAGTGACGATAGTTAACGACGGTAAAGTACCGTCTAAGCCAAAATGTGAGTGCGGGGAACTGGAAGGTGACAGGTTTCTAGGGGTTTTCCACGATGCTCCATACTGCAGAAGCACGGTAAGGGAAAGACACGGTGAACTTATCCATAATGTTTGGGTGCGCTGCCCTGACTCCGCTGCTGGCTTTCTAAATGGTAAGCTGTTCATCATGCTCCAGAAGAGATTAAAGGTAAACGGGATTGACCTCGTTAGCTGGGTGTGCGACCCTACGTACCCTATACCAAACCGCGCAGCTAAGAAGCTAGGTAAACTAGCTCTAATGGGTGTTACAAGGGGGTATAATAACTTCATGCAGCATTTCCATGAGATAGTTCCAATTCTGTTACAGCAAGCTGGGCGTAGACCAGATGACGATATTTTCATGGAGGCGGTAAGGAGCTATGGAGACCTGTACCGTAACAGGTATTGGCCCGCGCCGAACGCCGAGCAAACTATCCTAGAGATAACCTCTCTAGGGAAGTACACAACCGCGACAGCTAGCCCATTACTGAAGACCCTGTTAAGCATGGTCGGCCAGAATGGGAAGAAGATGACGGTTGGTCAAGAGGAGAAGATGGCGTATAACTTCATGAAATCAATGGCGACCATAGGAGCTAAAGAGTTTGCGGATACATTACAGGGTAAAGGAGGTGCCATCTTAGCTAATCATGCTGGTGGCAAGACTCCTTATACGTGTCGGGCGGTTATAACGCAGTCAACACAGGACTTAGAGTATGATGAGATAGAGTTACCGTGGACTTTAGCCGTCACGATGTTCCACTACCACTTCACAAGCTTACTGATAAAGAAAACACCTAAGAGAAAAGGGTTGTCTTTACAAGAAGCTAATACAGAGTTGGCGAAGGGGGGGTATGCCGCATCCCCTAATTTGAGAGAGGTGAAAGACAGACTGCTAGCGGACGCTGGTGGTAGATTACCAGGGTTGTTAACAAGAAATCCCACCCTCCAACCGTTAAACATTGCGATGGTCTTCGCCAGTAATATTAAGGAGCCCCCAGAAGATCATGCCATATCCATACCTCTCCCGATGTTACCTGGGTATGCGGGAGACTTAGACGGCGACGCGCTAGCATTTCAGTATTTGACGGATAAGCATCTAGCACGCCTTGCAGAGCCAATGAGGGCTCATTACAGCGTATTCGGGTATTCGACCCCTGGTGGGTTGGGTTGGCAGAAGTTGGCAGCCCCTATCATAAGCACTGCCGATAACTATATCTCGAATGCTGATGAAACAAGGTATAATGACCAGTACACTATTGACCTTTACGGAGAGTGAATGATAGTTGTGGAAGGAAATGGGGTAGACTCTGGGTTAACTGGGGCTACTCACTATACGTATTACGCCAGCGAAGAAGACGTGTCTTCTAACGACTGGTACGGAAACAATTCGTCCCCCCCTGGGTGGGGGAGTAGCATTAAGGAGGCTGTTGAGCAACGGCGTTTAGCGCTATCGGTATATGGAAATGAAGTTTGGGAAGCTGGTACTCGTGATTCTTCTGCGGTGTGGCGCGATGTAAAAATCGAAGAGCTGCCAAGGTTGTCGGGCATAACTCTCGACTACGTTAAAGGCGATCTCTTCACTGCCGCCTCCATTGATGACGGTTATATCGGTGGGTGGGGCGAACCCACCGAAGAAGAGAAGGCAGCCTGTCACAGTCTGTGGTTAAGTGTCAGAAGCGGATGGGGGGTAATCACAGAACATGGAACTGAAGTGTTCACTGTGGTTGGGCTTGAACCATCCTCGCTGTCAATAGAGCAGAAGTTCAGCCTATACCAAACCGGTATGATGGTGAGAACTGTATTGCTAGATGGGGAAGACCCATCTGCAGAATAAGAAAAAGGCTCCTTACGGAGCCTTTTTTTTACCGTGATTGGGTATCTGTTGAAGCAACTTAGGAGTGTATTTTCACATGAAAACTGTGCCAGTTCTTGGACCACAGGGGTGGTTATCTACCCCACACGACATATTATCCGCGTACGTCTCGCACGCAATAGGATGTATGCGTCATCAACATCGCCATTTAGCCACCCCGCCTACCAGCATACCCTCAGCCTTCGCGGAGACCGGAGGAGACGCGGATAAGATGGCCGCACTCATTGAGAGTAGGTTCAAGACAGACATGTCGACTGTTTTTGATAACCAAGTAGATACTTCCGCTACCGTAGAGCCCATCTCACCTGGAAGTGATGACGCTCTTGTGGCGGTGGCGATGAGCGTAAGAGAAGGTAATGGTAACGAGGTCAACGTTGCTCAGTCATTTAAGCTCAGTACAGTAAAACTTCCGTCAGATTCACAGTAAGGTAAAAAAACATGTCAGATTTTGAGAGAGATTTAGAATTCTTGAATGGGGTGAACGAACCCCCTGAGAATCAGCGCGTAAGCTCAGTTCTATTTGAGAGAAACTTCCTCCAGAAGTTTTTTGATTTCCATCTGCTTAATACCGAGCAGCAAGGAGAGGTGATCCAGAGATGGATAATGATCTCTGGTGGTTCCCATAGACCAGTAGACGTTTACTCAGGCGCGACACTTCTTTACACAGTACCCGCGTTGATCGACGTAGAGGCTTATGACTCTAAGGACGGCGATAAACTAGCCGAGGTATTAGCAGAAAGCGCGGCGTACGTTGGTAAGGTAGGTGGGGAGAGTGAGCGCCTAATAAGAACGTTGGGCGCGGCTATAGTGGGAGGGAGTTCGGAGAGAAAGGACAACTGGGGCGAGATATTCTCGCGCTACATGCCTAAAAATACCGTAACCGTCATGCGGTCGGTAGCGCATTCAATGTCTGACTCCATCAACACAAACGATATAATTAGTGAGAGCGAATATGAGTAATAATGATTGGAGCTGGTGGACATCATCAGACTGGCATCTAGGACACAAGAAGGTCGGTTCGTCGGTCATCGCGTCAAATATCGGTAAGTATCTAGACGAAATAGCCCCGATGATATGCGAGGTTGATCATATATTCGTAGCAGGTGACGTTTTCGATCATCTGTTGGAATGGCCATCTAAGGCGCTGACAGTATCCACAATGGCCATATATCGACTCTGTTGTATGGCGGGTAAAGCTGGCGTCAAGATAAGCGTGTTAGAGGGTACGCCTAGCCACGATTGGAGGCAGAGCGAAATCTTTCTCTCTTTCTCGGATGTCTGCGATATTTCCTATCATGACACCTTATCCATCTCTAATGAGTCGGACGGGAGACGATTCCTGTTTATCCCAGATGAGTGGCGTGACACTACGGAACAGACATATGCCGAGGTTCTAGAGTTGATGCACGCGGAAGGACTCACCAAGGTAGACGCCATTATCATGCATGGGTTGTTCGAGCATCAAGCCCCCGTAGGTATCCAAGGTATCCAAGTTCATAAGGCGGAGAACTACTTGGCGCTAACCGATGGACCTATCCACATAGGTCATCACCACACACATAGTATAGAAGGGAGGATAGTCGCTCAAGGGTCTCCAGAGAGATTGACGCATGGTCAGGAGGAAGAGAAGGGTACTGTATTCGGGAAAATGGTTAATGGAGAAGTTTCTTATAAATTTTCGCCAAATAAACATTCTACCATCTTCAAGACCCTGAAGCTTAATGGAAAGTCTCACGACGATAACTTCCTTATTGTTAAGCGAGAGCTTAACAAGCTAACAGGGCGGCGGGCGCATATTAGATTACAGTACGTCGGTAAATCAGAGAATATCTTAAGCTTGAGAGAGCTGACAATGCTTTACCCGCAGCATCTTTTCACCGAACAACTACCTAAGACGCCACAAAAAGAAACACCCCAACCCTTCAGCAGCAGAGATACTGGGCTGCGCCTCTCAAGGGACGTGTTTGAAAGGGTTCTTTCTGTGGTTGGATCGACCGTCAGTACCGTACCCGCTGATATGCTACTAGCCATGCTGAGAGAGCTAGACGAAAGAGTTAATAATTAAGGAGATTACCATGTTGGGCGGATATTCCGATAGAAAAACAAGCGACTTCCCTTTATCAATAGGAACTGGCTTGGCTATGAGGTCTTTATACAACTCTACTATGGATTCAGCAGCGGAGGCTTCGTCTACCCACCCAACCATTCCCGCTGGCTTAGACAGTGTACACGTAAATGTGAGCACCATAGCTAGAAACCTTAGCAACGCGACGGGGCAGTACTTCATAGAAGCTAACGAGAGGGAAACCGCCGACATTATAGAGTACGAGATGGCAGTGATACTTGACATCAGCAAAGGTGGTCTTCAACCGATTTTCTATTTCAGGGACTATGACAAGCTAAGGGAAGAGGTTAAAAGGTACGGGGGTATAAGATCCCCGCAAACCCCGAAGGCGAGAAGGGTGGACGAGAAGATGTTCCACGCATTAAACCGTTTACAGCATCAGAGTAAGATACCCATAGTAGAGTACAGCAAGCTACCTGTGAGTGGAAAAGTTCTGATGTATACCCACTGGCTACATGACCTATTAAACTTTAAAACCCAGCGGGGTCAATGGCTACTTGAATCACATACAGGATTAATAAAGGGGCGGGAAGTATGGGGTAGCAAGTATCATAAAGTTCCTGGTACAGACCTCTCGTTTCTCCCCTTTACGCATCTCTTACTTAGGTTATTCGGAGACAGCAACTTATATCGCCCCGTGAGTATGCCGATAAGGACGGAAATACTGAAGGCTGCGATACACAACAAATGGTCGCCTGTAACCACGCCTAGGACGGTGGTTGATACGGTACGAGCAATTATTAATGACCCATATTTAGAAGATGCGCTTGCCCCCCTCTATAGGAAGTATACAGCGGCATAAAAAAACCATAGTACCGATGCCTTGATCTTTAACACAAAAGGAAGTATTCTCATGTCAGACATTAAACCAGCAAAACCATCACATAACGTTTACAAGTTCTATGCGCCACGGTCAGTCGATGCAGCCACAGACGCTAGATCAGCCTGCGTCTCCATCTATTTTTATGGAACGTCATTACGCATTGGCGTTAGCGCCCCAGACCCTACCGGTCCCACCGCAGACAAATGGTCGTCAACCATCTTACCACGGGTGGCTTTGGAGCACCTGATGAATGCGCTATTCGACTTAGATAAACTATCCTTGCCAATTCTTATCCGTATTCAAGGGTGGGGTGAGCTCACCGAAGACGGTACCGCGCAATCGACAACGCCAGAATTCATGAGCATCGAGGTTCGTACAAATGAAAGAGGCATCGGTGTTATCCGATTCGTTGTGGTAGACGGACCAGCGTTTGACTACGTTCTTGATGTTACGCGCTTGCGGGTTAGCGTAGGTGGTGTAGATCAAACGCCCTCTGAGTTGAGCATGAAACGCGCCAATACGTTAAGCATGGACATGAGAACTCGTTACACGCATACTTTACAACGAGCGTACACGTATAACTCAGTTAGAGGCTCGGCGCAAGATATCCCCACCTCACTATCTGGGGATGATTTGCCATTCTAAAAGAAATAGGTTTCATACACTATAGGTACTGTTGGTTAAGTATGAAAGGAGCAAGAGGATGAGACTTTCCATAAAGAAGTATGGGGCGCATAATGTGGGGGAACTAACTTCAGCGCACGGGGTTCAGACTACCTACCTGTACTCGACGGGTATGATGCGCCCTGTCGAGGTCGCTGAAGAGCTTAATAGGCTATTTGCGTGGCTACCACCGCATATATGTGACGCGCTTTTTTGGAAGTATCGAGAGACGCTGGACTTCCAGTCCAGCGGTGATGATGAAAGGGATATGCGGGTCATGATAGAAGCCGCACAATCTTTAATAGGCATAGTACCCCCTCATATGTTGGAGGGATATGTGGACAGCGGTGTTATAGAGTTTCCAGCAGGCTTGGTGGATACGTACATCCAAGAGAACGGGTACACGGAGGTGATGACATATACTAGGAATGACTACCGCCTGTTGTTGGTAGTCATTCTCTACAGTAAACTGTTTTCGCCATACTATCACTCGATCTCTTCACTGGCAAGAGCCACTCGTGGTGAGTGGAGTAGAGAAATACCAATAGTGGATATATGGGATTCACCATCAATCGTGGGGTACCCTGGGTTACAAAAGCTTATGTGTTATTTTAATAACATCATCAATGTTCAAACTGTCCCGCCCAGTGCTCTATACAGCGCCATCCCGGCAGAAATGGCGGTGCGCCAAACCCTTTCGATTCTGGTGGCTAGGCGGTTACCTAGCTTCCTACTTGGTAGGAGGTCAGATGGTGAGGTAGACCATGCGCTAGCGCACATATCCACTTATTTACGATCAACACTTGTTGAAGGGAGGGGTGGGAACGATATATCTGTCAAGGCTAAACCAGCCGCCACAGGCGGCAGGGAAAGCTCGGATGGAACTGACACGCTTAGCAGTTACCTTGCGGTGTCGGCGGTGTCGCCAGGTGACAAGGTAACTATAAAGACATACCTAGAGGATCCTAGATACGTCTACGAGTGGCTGGAAACACCGATCGAATACGGACAACTGCTGTCAGAATTGGAGATGGTGAAAAAGCACATCATCGCGGTGCCATCCGCTTTGCAGTTCACCTTGTTAACATTGGTTACACCACCGAGTCTGATACACCCAGCGAGTGTCCAGTACGCAAGCCCTGTCGGGGTTATTACGCTGATGTATAACATGTTTGCGCATCTTGCGATATCTGGGTACGCCCCAATAGCCGAGATGCTTATTAGTAGTCCAACGCCCAGGGGTGGAGGAGGATTTAATAGAGCGGCGGTCTCGAATGAGCGAGGTCGTTACGACGAGCTGGAGAGTCTCTATCCACACGTTATCCGTAACGGAAAGTCGGAGAAGTCTCCGGGGCTTCTTGCGTTAGTGGTGATGCTGGAAGAGTTCAGAGGTGGTCCAAGGTGGTGTGACCTACCTCAGACGTTGATGGAAAAGTATCGCCTTGAGTCACAAAGTAGTCCTATCACATCAACAACGATAGGTTTAATTAAAGAGTTACTGGAGAAGAGAGTATGAACAACCAAATTACAACAATCCCGGGTATGTACCCACAGGAAAACAACATGCGGCTGGAAGGAGTAAAAATTCGGGAGACTGTGTACGGGACCTTCCCGCCACCACAATACCGGTCGATGGAGATCAACCCAACCGATGGGGATGTGGCTAATCTGGAAAACGCCATTGACGCGATGGGTGGGCGGATACCTGAGCTTTACATGGGGCGGGTTGTCAACGAGTGCAGCTCTGTGAGCAGAGTCTCTGAGGGCGTCCCAGACACCTTCCTCGGTGGTAATACATGCGGTGTAATCACTATTCGGGTAATGGAAAAGTCTCGCCTAACCACACAACCTAGGGTGTACTACGTATCGGCTTACACGTTCGACCCGCCAAGCGATGGGAATAAGCCCAACCGCCACGCGCGTTGGTACATAAATAGCGTGAAGTACGAGCGGCAGGGAGGAGGAGCACGCGACCATACCGCCTTCGATTACTCAGGACAAACTCCACTATACGTATCCACAGCGGCTAGCGTTGCCAGTGAAATCGCTGCGTCCATGACTTATGGCGATTACCACGATGGCGGTGTCAACCATGCAGAAAAAGCTTGGCACGGCGTGATTGGGGGGCTAGAAGGTGATGTATACATGCCACGGGACATGTCTCGCCCCGGCGTGTTGGCGGTGGAAATGGTGAACAGCTACCTTCACGCTGTCAACACTGGGTATAGTGACCCTGCGTCAGCCATGCTTGAAGCTAGTCTTTCTGTTGGTCAACAGAGCAGGAGGCGTGGTTCTGAAGAAAGTGGCGGACATTATGAGGCGTGCGGTGGAAACGGGTTTCTGCGGGCTATTGGCGAGCTAACTGGTACTACAGCAGTGGTGAATAGCTTCACCCTGACAGAAGTAGATATTGTGTTCGGCGGGATAGTCTCCAGATCTATTATGTCGTTAACCGACCCATTGGTGACATTTGAGCGCATCGGTAAAGCCAAAAATGTCGATATAAACGACGAGTTAGGGGGTCTGGAACTGGAAGTATCTATAGCTACGATGGCTATGAGCTTAGTTAGCAGTCATGCCGCCGCGACGCTATCCGCAGCCCTAATGATGAAAGGGTTGTTTGGTGAGAAGGCTAAGTTCGGCGCTAACCCAGTGACCGTTGTTTGGTGCACACCGCTGGGCAGTCAAATGACGCCAGCGGAGATCGCACAGTTAGAGAGGGCGCTCTTCGCGGAATTAGACCCTATCTTTGCTCACTATCCAGCCGGTGAGCTGTGGGTAGAGTGGAGTCCTGAGGGGGTATCAAGAGTGATGGTTCAACTCGACTCAGATAAGCCCAGAACATATCACTTCCATAGTTATATGGACGGAGCGACGTCTGCCCATATAAGTCCTAACCCGGCTGCGATCATGAACCCGTCTCAGGGAATCGCAACCATCATAGGTGCGTTAGGCGCATCTATCATCTAAGCAAATCTGTGCGGGGGTTAAACCCCCGCACTATTAAGGAGTAGTACTAATGAAGAACGTGACATTAAAGATAGCGGAAATGCTAGGTCTAACCGTCAACGAAGACGGAATTGTGATATCAAGAGTAGATGAGTCAATAGCTCTTGATGTGGGAGGCTCGGTGGTTTACGCCCCTGGGTACGGGAAGTTGGAGAAAGGGAGACAGTATTTCTCACTCGTGCCTGAGATGGCAGGTAAGCCGGTTACCCCGGTACTAAAAGCAGCCACGAAGGCCGCGACAACACTGCTCTCAGCAGCGGCTAAGGAGTTGATGGGTGGTGTACTATCCATGAAAGCAGCGGCTAAGGGGGGGAGTTACGCTTGGGGAGACAGTTTGCTTGAGATGCCAGCAGTAACAAAGGCTGCTGTGAAGGAAATAAATGGGGTTCTCAAGAGCTCCACGAAGCAAGTGATAACAGTAGGGTTCAGCGCCGCCAAGGGTGATGGTAAGAGCGCTCGGCTGATGTACCCTCTCCGAGAGCATTTGCGCGAGGAGCTGAGTGGTAGCACCGTTAACGTGGCACTGTGGGTGCACGACTACGTTATGGGTCTCACCGCTGGAGACTCAATTGACCCGTTCATCGGTCCAAAGGTCAAAGGAGGCTTAGGCTGCGCCATCTGGCTGTCGGCGGTAGGAGAACTTCTGGGTGAGGTTTCAGCGAGACTTACCACGCTTATAGGTGAATTCCCAGAAGAAATCAGCGCCGAATGGGTGGGCTTGGAGCATCTGAGCACTATTGGTGAAGTAGGTGTCATACCGCCTGATTTTGCCGACGGTAAGAAGATGCTTTCATATGGGAAGAAGCTGCCTCCTCAGGGGTCAGTATTGGATACAAGCCACATAGCACCACCATCACCAACAGAGCTTGGCGGGTGGGATGTGCCTGAACCACAGCTTCCGTCACCCGCGCAGCCTACCAAAACTTGGAACGGAGGGAGGTCGCCGGAGCCACTGAGTCCAGTTACGCCTAGATGGGTCGATACCCCACCACCACCTGTTGCAGGGTTGAGTGTCGGTGAATACTTCGCGAGACAAGCCGCTGAATCGCGTGCCGCGCAGCAGAACGCGTTGTTTCAACAGCAACAGCAATTTTCATCAAATCGCCATCAGGCGCCACCACGCTACGCTAACCGAGTTGCTGCCGGACAGTTCCGCAACCAGATTGACAACTACCCTCAGCGACCCGTAGGCGCGCGCGGTGCTGCGCCACTACCTAACGATGTGCCTTGGAATGATACCCCTCAGTATCCCAATAGTTACCCAAATAACTATTGGGGGTAAGTAGTAACATAAGAAGCCGAGCGACCATATGGTCGCTCGGCAATATACCCTAAATTCTTTTTTTACCCTAAGCTCAGCATGAGATCTTCTACCGATTCTCCATTCGGTACGATATAGGTATCGCCCGGTAATAACGGGGCTGTCAGACTCCTTGCCACATTAATAACGTCTACTAACGAGTGAATCTGACGTGGTAGCCCAACGCTGGTATACCACGCGTGCCTATCATAACGATATCTATCAGCAGCAATTTCGTCTACTATAAGTAGCCTGCCATTCTTTATAAGCTCTTCTCTTCCTCTAAGAACTTCCGGTAGGATTTTATCATTCATGACCCATAAACTCTCACCTATCATATCACTAGATTTTGCCATCTTTTCTTCACCTCACCAGTATTAAAAAACCATTTATCAGCATATTGTGGGGGAGTTCAATTTTAATAGGGTATCATACACTTTTAATAGGGTACCATACCCTATAATCGTAACTATCAATAGAGGCAAGAGGATCATTTATGAATCATCATGAAGAGTTATTAGAGAAGATAAGAGCGCACGCAAACGAAGAATTGCCTATGGAGCTCATGGGCATCTCCGCGCTGAACCCAGCAGGTGCGATGGCGTCGTCAGTAAGAACCGGGATGTTTTCCGGTTATAAAATTACGACAGTGGTAACAGAGTTGGCTGAACCACCTCTGGTAATGAGTGGGCTAGAATATAAGATGGGTGAAGGCACCATAGGTGTGGTTGTTCCATACGATTGTGTTGTGGTGGAAAGGATTTCACCATCCGCTAGACCCTACGGTGGAGGAGCTGGGGTCATAGTACGAAGGGTTGGCGACGATGAACTCGGCTGGATAGAGTTACCAAGAACCCACCAGTCGCCAAACACGTTTACATGGGAGTACGTGTATTTACCAAATATAAACGAGCGACTCAGACCCGGTGCTATCCTCAGGGCTGGCGAAAGACTTGCCAAATCACCGGCGTTGTTGGCGGATGGTACATGGGCGCAAGGTGTGCGTCTGAATGTTGCTTACGTTGATATTGGACACGCCTGTGAGGATGGTGTTGCTGTTAGCGCTAGAGCGAACCAGAAAGGGGCGCATAGAGTCAAACAGATAATCTCGGAGGGGTATGGCGCTAACACTCTTCCACGTAACCTGTACGGTAAGAATGGGAGTTTTCAGGCTTACCCTTTACCAGGAGAAACGATACGGGACGACGGTCTGATTCTCGCGCTATTCGACTACAGTGCGAAGGAGGCGCACTGGCAATTGTTACCAGAGGTGTTAGCAACACCAGACTATATGACGGACGAAACTTTTCGAGCCAAGTTCGCAGGCATGACTGTGACTGACGTGTCTATCACCCCCAACCCTGATAAAGGCGGTAACGTTTCATCGTTAATGGGTGAGGTCGATAATGCCATCATTGCGAAGCAGCGGCAATACACTCAGAGGATAATAGCCGCCACCAAAAACTCTGGGTCAAACTTATCGCCAGAGTTGCATCGGAAGGTGGTGGTGGCACTCCTCAACAGAGAGGCAGAGTCTAACCCAAGGGTTAGACTGAACCTAAAGAGGAAAACCCTGCCGCCCATAACGGTGACGGTGACACTGGAGAAAACGGTGACCCCTAGCGTGGCGGCTAAGTGGTCGGATAGCGTAGGGGATAAAGGGGTGGCGGTGAAGATATATGAACCTGGCGAAGAACCCATGACTGAGGATGGTAGATCGGTCGACATCCTGATCGAGCGGTCTACCATTATCAGAAGGATGACCCCTGGTGGTCTATGGGTTGTGTACCTAACCTCCTTAAACGAAGGTCACCTTGTCCGTCTGCGGACGGCGCTTGGGATTAAGGCAGATGGGATACCGATAAACATTCTAGCGAAGAGGGTTGCGTCTAGGGTAGATGCCCTTCTGGTTGAAAATCCTGATCTGGTCAATGAGACTATCAAAGAGTATATTGACTTTATGGGAATTATGTACCCACAGCTCAAGGAGGTTATGTTGGCGGCAAGCAAAGCGGAGCTTATTGAATACCTAAAAGAGTCCCTAACTGAAGGGGTTAGGACTATCTATCCGGCTAACACTGGTCACGACAGGGTAAGTGCTGTGAAAATGGCGGAGGATAAGTTCCCGGGTACTTACAATCGCTTATCGGTATTAGACCGACATGGGAAGAGGGTTCTCACAAATAACAAGGTGAGGGTGGCTAATATACCCATAACCCTGTTAGACAAAGCACCTAACTTTATGGGGTCGGCAATCGCAGTTCCGCCTATAAACATAAAAGGTATGCCGGGTTCGCTCTCTAAGCAACGTAGGTCTGCTGGGCCGACCAGACTAGCATCGACTAGGTTAGGGGCTGCCGAAACGGCAATGCTTGCTACCCATGCGGGTGTGGAGTTAGTGGCAGAGTTGCTAGATAACTCTAGTAACCCACGCACTATCGAGAAGACGGTAAAGGCGATAATAGAATCTGACACCCCCACCAATCTGGAAAGGGTGGTAGATAGGAGCTTACCTGATTGCGAATTCGCTCCAACGCCAAACAGATTGACCGATCATATGCTGTCTTGCATGGGTATAAAGATAGAGTTTGTTGAATAACTAAACGATAGGGGGCGGTTAACCGCCCCTCATAGGAGATTTGATGTTACTATTAGCACAGAAGATGAGAGGGGTACACCCTGAGTCACTAGAAGATACCATACGCGGTGGGTTCTCTTTAAAGTTTGCGGATGGGGTCGTGTTGGAGACGAATATAGCAGAGACCATGTGGTCTTCATGTGTGTGGTGGGGGTTCAGGGATTGGGTGACCGAGATACCCTCATCCGCCCACTTCTTAACCGGTGGTGGCGGTAAACTACGCTCAAGAACCCACCATCCTGTCATTACCGCTATGCTCAAGCAATGTATGGCGGAGCATGGGATTAAATCTTTGGCGGAGGCGATGGAGAGTGGGTTGACTAAGTGTATACCAGCCTCCGTCCAAAACATAACAAAGTACATGGGGATAAGGA